CCGAGCGATTCGGAATACTGGCGCCGCTACCGCGTGCCTTCGTTCCTTTCCGACTATCTGAAATTCTACGCCCTCGCGGAGACGCTTTCGGAGGACGGCCAGACGGACAAGGCTAACTTCCAGTTCGCCCGTGCTGAGGGCATCCTACAGCAACGCATGGACGATGCCTGGCTCCGCAAGGGCGAGGTCAGAACTTGGACTGCTCGATTCAACTAACCCACCACTTGACACGCTCCTCCATAATAAAAATAACGATATGAGTAACCCAACAATCCAGATCGCCGCCCGCTCTTCCGCAGGCATAGTGCAACCCGTGCAAGCCACACCAGATGGGGCTCTGCGAGTCACGACAGGTTTTGCGCTACCGCTCTACGACAAATTCCAAATCTATAAAGTCGGAGCTACGAACAACACCGACTACACGGAATACAGCTTTAGCGGAACCGCCGTCGCCCGCATTCGGATGACGTATTTCGGTGGCGTTCCCGCTGCCGACAACGCCCAGCTTCAAACTTCCTTCATCCAGTATCCTCCTTTCTAATGTCGCAAATCTCCTTTGACCCCCTCACAGGAAACATGGTCAGCACGACCGCCCAGGTCGCGCAGCTCGACTCGTCGGGACAAATCTCCGGCGCGATGATCCCCGACGACTTCGACGACGTGCAGCGGTTTGAGACGCTTGCCGACTTCCCGCAAGTGGGCGTCGTGGCCCGCATCTATTTTCCCGCCGATACCAACCTCCCGCACCGTTGGGACCCGACAACACTTTCCTATCTACCCATCGTCTCCGACTCGGATGGCGGTGAGTTTTAGGACTAACCCCGCAGTAACAACCCCCCAAAAAACAATATATGGCAAATCTAAGAATCAAACGGCGCTTGACCGGCGCAGCCGGAGCCCCCTCCAGCTTGCTTTCGGGCGAGCCAGCCTACAACAAAGTTGACGGCATCCTCTACATTGGCGACGGCTCTGCCGTAGTGCCAATCGGTGGTGCCCATTACGCGACAGCAGCAGCCCTCGCCAGCGAGAGCAGCGCACGCACATCGGCGGTCTCCGCAGAGGCTTCCCGTGCGACAGCAGCGGAAGCGGCCCTCGGAACACGCATCGACAATGTTCTCTCGAATGTTGACGGCGCAGCCCTCGACAGCTTGACAGAGGTTGTGAGCGCTTTCCAGAGCGCAGATTCCAGCTTGAACGGTGCCATCACCTCCCTTGCCGCTAGCGCTTCCAGCGCATTGACCTCAGAGGTCAATCGTGCGACCGCAGCCGAAGGTGTCATCGCAGGCAACCTTGCAAGCGAGATCACAAACCGTGCCGCAGCCGACACGACCCTCCAAGGCAATATCAACACCGTTGCATCGAATCTCGCCAGCGAGACCTCCGCTCGCACCAGTGCTGACAGCACATTGACATCGAACCTCTCAAGCGAAATCTCGCGTGCGACCGCCGCTGAAGGCGTCGTGGCCGCGAATCTCGCCACCGAGATTACGGATCGTGCTTCTGCCGTGTCCGCAGTGACCAGCTCGCTCAACAGCGAAATCTCCCGCGCCACAGCAGCCGAAAATTCTCTCGATTCGCGTCTCGACGCTATCGAAGCAGAAATCGACGGCGGCTCGTTCTAAGACCCTCCCACTCCGTGCGGTGGGGCGGCTCGTCCGCGCCACCGCTACGGAGACCCTTTTTTTTCCTCTCTTTTTTTAAACCATGCCCACCTTACTGACCAAGCGGACCAGCGTCGTAGGCCGAGTGCCGACCGCACAGCAACTCGCTGTGGGGGAGTTGGCCATTAACCTCGCAGACCGCCGTCTGTTCAGCAAGGACACAGCGGGATCTGTCTTCCGCCTCGCCCGACCCCGCGACCCGAGCGACTACCTGTCTCTCAGCGTGACCGACGGCACCACCCTCTACATCGGCCGACTCGCCTGGGACGACTACCCCGCCACCGGACCCGCCGAGGATTCCACCGCCTGGACCATCTACAAAATTTCGACCAACTCCGCAGGCGATGTCGTCTCGGAGCAATCCGCAGTCGGCGCGTGGTCGAACAAAACCCAACTCCAATTTTCTTAAACCCAAAAAATCCAAACACCATGATCGCATCCGCACCATCCAGCATCGACTCAAAGCAATACGACCGCTACGCCCTCAACCTCATCATCTCCGGCAGCTATGACGGAGAAGGCAAGCCGGAGGCATCGGTAGTCTGCAACCTCACCCCGCTCCGCATCGAAGACGGACAAGTCGAGACCCAGCCCGCCCACGCGAAATCGATCCGCCTCGGCTCGCTCGCTCATGCCGACGAAGCCACCCTCGCCACCGTGGGCGCGATTCAAGCAGCCCTCCAACAATTCATCGCCGCGAAAGGACTCTGAGCCATGGCTACAAGACGCGCTATCGCAAACGGCAACTGGTCCGCCACAAGCACATGGAACGGCGGCGTCCTCCCCGGCAACGGCGACACCGTTTTCGCCAATGGTTTCAATGTCACGCTTGATGTTGATGTCAACATCGGAGGAGTCAACAACCCCATCGTCAACACCGGCTCACTTGTCTCAGGTCAATGGTATGAGATTGTGAATGTCGGTGGGCAAAACTGGACAACACTTGGAGCGGCCAGCAATACCGTCGGAACGGTCTTCCAATCCACTGGCACAGGCACAGCAGGCAACCTCGGCACCGCCCGCGCATTGGCAACCCTCGCCACCGCTACAAATGCCGCCGCAGGCGCAACCACGGGGGGTGGCGGCTTCGCCATGTCCACCGCCCGTGCAATCACCACCGATCTCCGAGCAGGCACGACGATTTGTTTGGATGTCACCGCAACTTCAGGAACATTGGTTTTAGACAATGTGCGAATACTTGGCGGTTCAGCAGCAAATGCTTTTGGTTTAAGAACAACAACTGTTTTTCAAATTACTTCTGGGGCTTTTTCTGGTTCTGCTGCTGCTGGTTTAAATAATTTGGCTACAGGGCAAAGCACACTAACAAATTGCATTTTGACTGGGGCTGGTGGCGGGGCTACCATCGCTGCCGTTTTCAATTCATCTTCTGGAGCCGTCGACATTAATTTAAGTTCTTTTATTGGAGGCGGTTCAAGTGCCGGTCCTGCTTTTAGCAATGTAAGCACTGGATTAATCACAATATCTTCCAGCACATTTACAGGGCAGACTTCGGCAGCAATAAGTAACTTGTCTACAGGCTCTCTAATAATTAATTCCAGCACCTTCACAGGTAGCAGCACCGGCGGCAACGGCCTTGCCCTCAATAACGCCTCGACTGGCACAGTCATCGTAACGCAAAGCACATTCACGGCCTCCGCATTCACAAACGCCGTCTCGTCCGCCAGCACGACCGCCGATGTCCGCCTGAGCGGCGATTTCCTCGACCACTGGAGCGGATTCAAAGCAGTCAGCTCGCCCCGCTTCCGCCTCGGCACCGCGCCCACTCTCGGCCAGACACGCTACGCCCTCGCAGGCACAACCGACTCGTATTTCACCATGTATGGCGCAGACAACGGCTCATTCGGAAACCCCATCGCCGCCGATGTCCGCAGCGGCACGGTCTACGCCAGCGGAAATCTGACAGGAACTTGTGAAGTTCCATCGGCAGGTTCGGTCGCTTTCGGCGTGCCTGTAGATGCGACCACTGGCACGGCAGTCCTTACCGCCGCCGCAATTCGGGCCGAGTTAGCTGTGGAGTTGGCTCGAATCGACGCCACCGTCTCCAGCGCAGGCAACGCACCTACAGCCGTACAAATCCGCACGGAGATGGACAGCAACAGCACTAAACTCGCCAATCTCGACGCAACGGTCAGCAGTCGCCTCGCGCCATCCGGAACGCTGGCCACGGTCACAACCCTGACCAACGCGCCAACCGTGCCAACCGCAGCCGCCATCGCCGACGAAGTGCGTGTGGAACTGGCTACCGAGCTTGGCCGCATTGATGCCCCCGTCAGCGGAGCGCCAACGGCAGCGGCTAACGCCAGCGCAGTCCGCACGGAGCTCGCCACCGAGCTCGCCCGAGTTGATGCCGCAGTCAGCACGCGCCTCGCCAGCAGCGCCTACACAGCCCCGAGCAACTCGGATGTCACGGCCATCAAAGCCAAAACGGATCTACTGGAAACCACCCGCCTCGCGCAGTGCAGCACGGTTGCCACCACCGGAGCTCAACTCGCCGCCGCCCTCAGCTAATGGACACGCACCAAGCCACCGCCTCGTTCACCGGCCTGCTCGCTACGGCGAGCGGGATCACGGTCTCGATGCTTCCCGAGATCGAGGCGTGGCTTCGCGTCTCCTCGCTAGTGATCGGCTGCGCGGTGGGCATCGCATCCTTTATCGTCATCGTCCGAAAGTGGGACGTGCCGAAGGAATGAAACTTAAAACTTAAACCTTTAACCTTAAAACTCCCCAACCCACCCCCAAACCCCCATGAACACACTGCTCCAACGCCTCAAGGAACCGTCTACTTTTCGCGGTCTGGCGATACTCGCCGGACTCTGCGGTTACGCCATCGAGCCAGCTCAAATCAACGCCATTTCTAGCGCCGTCATCGCGGTGCTGGGACTCATCGAGGTCTTCCGCCGTGAACCCAAAAATTAACGCCCTCGTCATTATCCTGTCGGTCTTCGCTGGATTCCTGACCCTGCTTCTAAGCGGGTGCGCGGGGGGCTACGGCAACCCTTCTGTGTGCCTGCGCACGGACTACGGAACATTCTGTTATGAGCTACCGATACCGACATCATCCAAATGATTGACCGACTCGTTGCCGTAGCGGCGAGGCAGATCGGGACTCGCGAGGAGGGCGGGAATAATTGCGGCAACGCGATTCGCACTTTCCAACGGGCGACGAATCTTGCGCCCGACGATTGGCCTTGGTGCGCGGCCTTTGTGGATTGGTGCGTGTCGAAGTGGCTGGCGGAGCCTGGTGTGGCGGGTTGGCTGGGGCTGCGCGTCTCGACGCCGGATCAGTGGCGCCCGAAGACGGCGCTGGCGTATGGCTTTCTCAACTGGGCGCGAGAGCGCCCGAAGACGGTATCCATCCACCCCGATACGGCGCAGGCGCACCCTGGCGATATAGTGGTCTTTGATTTTTCTCACATTGGCATCGTTGAGTTCGATGCGGACGACAAGCTCATCACCATCGAGGGCAACACGAATGGGCGAGGGGATCGCGATAGCGCGACGGGTGATGGGGTCTGGCGCAAGACGCGACCAAAATCTCTAGCGCGAAATTTTATCCGCATCCATCCGAGAGGGGCTTGACACGCTCCCGCATACTTACAACTAGATGCCCGACGACCAAACAATCACCGAAGGAGATGCCGGATTCCTCGGCATGGCGTCGCGGCTGAACCCGCTCCAACTCCAGCCTGGCATGGTGCAATACTGCGAGAATATGCGGCTCGACCGAGGTGTCGCGCAGACGCGCAAGGGCGCCAAGCGTCTTGGTGACGGGATCGCGGCGGGCACCCAGCCTCTCGTCATGCCCTTCGTGCTGGATGCCAATGCGCGTGTGCGCACGATCTACAGCGGCGGCATCTTCGCCTCGGGCGTTTTCTCCTCGCCTAACTACGACGACGAGAATGAATACATCGTCCTCTGCGGGCCGACCTCGGCGTATCTCTATAGGCAGAATGAGCCTATCGAGGAGATCAACTATCCCGCCACCGGCACAGCGTCCGACGAGATCATCGAGCCAACGGATAGCGTTTCGACCATCCAAGCATTCAATCGTTTCTACCTCCTGCGCGAAGCCGACATGACTCTGCCTGGCTGGGATTGGAAATACACCACCGCCAGCGGCATCGCGGTCTCCGGCACCACGGCCACCGTCCACATCACCGCCCATGGCCTCGCTGCTGGCCAGCGGGTGCGGATAGAGGAGGGGAGCCAAGCGGCATTCCAGGGCAATGAGTTCGACATCCTCGCCGCTACCACAAATTCTTTCACCCTCGCCGTGCCCTCTGGCACTGCGCCGGATGTCGCCGCCGATATCGCCATCCGCCGCGTCAAGCCCCCGCTGTGGTGGGATGGCTCGACCATCGAGTTTCAACGCGCCGCCTCGGGCGTGCCTGCCGAGGGCGTGACCTTCAAGACCCTGCGCTCCACCGGCTGGGCCAGCTACATTGGCAACCGCCTCTGGATCCCTGATGGCCGCGACACCGTGGCGATCTCCGATGTGCTGGATCCCGACCTCTACGACCCCTTTTTTCAATCGTTCCGCGCCAACCAGGGCAGCAACGACTACCTCGTCGCCATTCACCCATGGGTCGAGGGCCAAGCGCTGGTATTCATGCGTAACTCGATCTGGCTTGCCAACCTCACCGACACGAGCAACGCGACAGGAGACGCCTTCACGGTGGACTCTGCCGTTTCCAAGCTCACGCTCCTCACCGACGAGATCGGCTGCGTAGCCCGCCGCTCGATCCAGACGGCCGGTCAGTTTGTGTTTTTCCTCAGCGACTCCGGCGTTTACCGGCTCGATACCCAGCTCGACCTCAAGCTCCGAGCCAACACCCAGCCGCTCTCGGACCCCATAGCCGACCAGATCGACGAAATCAATACGGACTACGCTTACAGGGCGGTGGGCAAGTGGTGGAATAACCGCTACTACCTCGCTGTGCCTATCGGCGATACGGCGGAGTCGAACAACACGCTCTTCCTGTGGAACGCCCTCAACTCGCAATGGGAAAGCCGCGACAGCTACGCCATCAACCTCGACGAGCTACTGGTCGCCACCTACTCCAGCCAGCGCCGCCTCTTTGCAGCGAGCCGCGCCGGAACGCTCTTCCTGCTCGATGAGCTGGACTACGGCGACGATGTGCCCTACGCGAACGCGCAAGACCTCTACACCGAAATCCCCTCCGAGCTCATCACCCGCCGCTACGGGTGGGGGAGCCTCAATGCCAAGCGCCTGACCCGAGCCAAGGCCAGCGTGCTGCTGCCAAATGCCTCCGCCTGCACGCTCGATGCCGTGACCACCGACTACGACGCGGACTTCCAAGTCGCCTCCTTGGCAAACACGGGCGACGAGGAAGACTACACGCTCAAAGCCCCCCTGCGCTGCAAAGCCACCGGCCTCGACCTCCGCTTCCGCACGCAAAGCGGCCGCCCCATCCTCCGCCAGATCAGCGCCGAAGCCACCCGCTCCGCCCTCGATCCCACCGAAACCCGCACCCTCAACTAACCATGGCAACTCTTACCAAAGGCAAAACATTCAGCAACGGCGAACTCGTCACCCCTGCCAACCTCCACGCCCTGGTGGACTCCGCCACCGTGGCCAACATTGTCAACGCCGACATCGCCGCAAATGCCGCCATTGCCGACTCTAAGCTCGCCACCATTTCCACGGCAAACAAAGTAGCCCAATCCGCCGTAACAAATCTCACTACCGATCTGGCAGGGAAAGCAGCGTCCATTCACCAGCACGCTATTGCGGATACGACGGGCTTGCAAACGGCCCTTGATGGTAAGCAAGCGTCTGGAAGCTATGTGGTAACGACCGATTCTCGCTTGTCGGACGCTAGGACCCCGACCAGTCATAACCATGATGCTTCTAACATCATTTCGGGCACCCTCGCTAATGATAGGCTCCCCGCGAGGCTTGGAGCAACGGCTCAATCAATCTCTGACTGGAATGTTGCGTTGGAGAACGGTTGGTATCAAGGGAGCCAAGCGGCTAACGCTCCTGAAGGTGTTTTGGATTGGTGGATTGGGCATGTTGAAGTTCACAACGCTTTTTGGGTGACTCAAATAATTTACCGTTTCACCGCAGCCGCCCCGACTAATACCCATTGCTGGAGGAGAAATAGCTTTGACAATGCTGGAGTTAGAACTTGGGGGGGGTGGTATAAACTCCAGCTATCTCAAGCGGAGCAAGACGCTCGTTATCAAGCGTCTGGAAGCTATGTGGCAACGACCGACGCTCGCTTGTCGGATGCCAGGACGGCTGTGGCGCACACGCACGACGACCGCTATTACACAGAGACCGAGATGAATACTCTGTTGGCAGGCAAGCAAGCGTCTGGAAGCTATGTCACCAACGGCGGCAATGTTTCTTCAATCCAGCGCGTTACGGCCATGCCAGCCACACCTGCCGCAAACACTCTTTATATTGTTATTCCTTAAATGTCTGATATATCCACAGCGAGCGAAATACGCTTAGGCAGCCAAGCTGCTACGGAGGTTTGGTTGGGCTCGACTTTGGTATGGTCCGATTTTGTGAATCCGAAGAGCATCCCGGGCTTGTATGCATGGTATGACTCTACGCAAGGGCTTTACTCGGCAACATCAGGCGGCAGTCTTATCACGGCAAACGGTGCGGCCATCGCCCGCTGGGAAGACCAAAGCGGCAACGGCAGACATCTCATTCAGTCCGATACTACCTATCAGCCAAAAATTCAAGCGTCCGGCCTCAATGGGAAAAATGTCGTTCATTTCACCAGCGATGTGCTGGTTTCCAATGCGGCCAATTGGGGATTGGGTCAGAACAAAGTGTTTGTCTTCTATGTGATTAAGTGGGACAGCCAGCCAGCAGATGCAACACTTATGCGGTTAAGCGACAGCGCCGCAGGGAATTTTGTATTTTTCAATTATTGGGACGGGGCCAGCTACTCATTTTATCCGCGCTTTTACACAAACGGCTTTTGGTCTCCAACTGTTGCTACTTCTACCATAGGCACGGCCTGGCAGTCGCAATATGTACTGTTCCCGAGGGCGTCCAGTTTCCAGACATCCCTCTACAAAAACAACAGCCCAGTCGCCTCAATTAGCGCCAACGACAATAATATCAATTTCGCCAGCAACAGATACTTCGGCCTTGGAGCTAACATTACCACTGCGGCAGCCCCCAACGGGAACTACTTCGACGGCAAAATCGCCGAGTTGGCCATCTACATCACCCCGCGATCCATGACCGACCGCGACCTCACTAACCTTACCAACTACTTTTCCGCAAAATGGGCAATTTAACCCCCGCTCCCACCATGCTCCGCCCCGAGCCCTACCACGCGACAAAGCTCGCCGTGCGCCGCTCCCCGTTGCACCGGTGGGGAGTCTTTGCCACGGCCCCCATCGCCAAGCACGAAGTGCTGGAGGAGGCCCCCTACGCCTGCGTGCCCAAGAAGCAACTCGCCAAGGCCCCCACCTGCGAGACCTACAGCTACTATCTCGACGACTGCACCAGCATCCTCGGCTTCGGCCTCGCCCCCCTCTACAACCACCACGACACCCCCAATGCCTGCCATGAGATCGACCAAGTGAACGAACTTATGCGGCACTACGCCCTGCGCGACATCGCCGCAGGTGAAGAGATCACCCTCAACTACGGCGCAGAAAACGCCAAACAATTCTTAAAAAAGGACTAATCCTATGGCAATGAACATGAGCAATGGCGGCGGAGGAGGGGGAATGTCCGGTGGAGGAGGAGGCGGCGGTGGCGGCATGAGCCAAGCCCCCGCTATGAGCCAAGCTATGAGTGCCGCCATGTCCGACAACAACATGGGCGGCAACGCCATGTCCGGCGGTGGCGGCATGAGCCAAGCCCCCGCCATGAGTGCAGCTATGTCCGGCGGAGGCATGGGTATGGGCATGGGCGGCATGAGCGCCCCGCCTGCCCCGCAGCAGCGCAATTTGGCCGAGGAAATGGGGGCCATATCCGGCTACGCCTCTGCAAACGCCCAATCGCAGGCGGACATCACCGTGGATACCTCCGGCCGCCTCAGCGACCAAGCCATCGAAAGCACCGGCGACATCGCCAAGAAGCTCGAAGACAGCACCTACACCGCAGCAGCTAACCAAAACATCCGCGACGCCGGAACCTCCGCCACCCAGCTTGGCCAGAGCTACAACCAAGTCGGCCAGACTGCCGACCGTGTGGCCGCCTACAACGACCCCGCCCAAGCCCGCCTCAACGAGATGGCCCTCGGCCAACTCTACCGGCCCGACCAAGTTTCCTCTCAATCCGTCTCCGCCGACCAAGCGCAAGGTGCCCGCGTCGCCGATGTCGGCCGCATGCAAGCCGCCCAGGCCAATGGCCCCGCGAATGTCCAAGGCCCCGCAGGCTACCGCCCCGACCAAGTTTCTTCCCAATCCGTCTCCGGCGCTCAAGTCGGCCCAGTCGGCGACATGCAAGCCGCCAGTGCCAACGCAGCCCGTATGCGCCAAGTCGCCGATGTGCAAGGGGCCCAGGCCTACGGCCCCGCCGATGTGCAAGCCCAGCGCGCCCGTGCCGCTCAAGGCACCGCAGCGCAAATGACAGGTGTCGCTGATGTGCAAGGTGCCAGCGTAGGCGGCATCGAGCGAGTCGGCGGCGTGCAAGTCGGCGGCGTGGACCCCATGGAAGCCGCCCGCATACGGCGCACGCAGGATGTCACATCCCGCGACATCCGCGCCAGCGGAGCCGAGCGAGCACTCATGGACGAAGCCCGAGGCAATGGACTCTACGGGCAACTCCGCGACCAAGCCAGCAACGACCTCTCCCTCGGCCGGTCCCTCTCCGCCGAGCAAAGCCGCGACGCAATCCAATCCTCCCGCGCCGCATCCTCCGCCCGTGGACTCGGCCTCGGCCAATCCGCCATGGCCGCCGAGCTCCTCAACCGCGACCGCT